AGTAGGCAACAACTTCGTTGTCAATCGTCGTGGTGTAGGCAATGATTGTGCCTTCTGGAATTGTTGTTCCAGTGTTAACGCTAAGTGTAAACAATGCTGAACCAGTAGCAAATGTTGCTTCACGTCTGGAGAAGCCCATTAATTTAATAATGCCTTCCATCAGTCCGTTGGGCACTCTGTTGATTCCGGCGGCAAGAATGTATGTCATATAACTTGTTGCCTGAAGTACTGCATCTTCTACTGTTCCAATTACGGGAATAAATTCAGGAAGTGCTGTTTGTGCGTATGTTAAAGCAGCACTATATACATCTTGCGGTTCAACATCGTAAAGAGTTAAATCAACATATTGAGAAAAATTTGGTGACGACATTTTAAACTACCTCAAAGCTAATCAATAGATTAACATTACCTGAATCAGATTGCTCAACAGCAACCTTCGTTATATTAACATTATCCACATATTTATGTATTTTTTCCCTAATAGTAGCCGTCTTAATTTCAGCGAATGAAGGGTCATCAACTCCATAGTTGACAGTCAACGGCAACTCCCCAGGCTGTATGAGGGTTATCTGTCTTATGAGATGCGCATAGTAGTCATTAGTCCCAACGACATAATGTTTTGTTGTTCCGTCGCTATTGAACGAAAGCGGGGTTCTGATTGTGTCCATTTATCTATTCTCTCATATCAAACATATTTGCCCAACACAACAAGAGTATCGTATGAGTTATTTAAAAAAGCCACAACGACTTTCATCCCAATAGTTGGCATTGCCGGTGTCCCACTAGCTATTGGTGCCATCACTCTTGCTGGGCCAAGGGCAGTATTCCCATCCGCTACCGCAGGAACAATTACAGTCACCGTTCTAGTTGTCGCATCAACTGTTTTTACAACCCCAACATATATGCCAGGTTCTTTAAGAACCGCAGGACTCTCAGGTGCTTGTATATTACGAAAAGGATCAGATTTAAACATTATCAGTCATCCTCGGTTCCGATGATTACTTCATTCGTTGGTGGGTCATCTTCTACTTCATCAAGTTTTCTTGTGTCTGGATTAGAAATTTTATCAACAGTAGCAAATTCAATAGCCACAGGTTCTGGTTCGTCAACTTTGTACTCAACCGAAGTTATCAAATAGGGCTTATTAAATTGGGGACTAATGCCACGAACGATACATGTCATTCCAGCCCTAAGTTTATATCCATTATCTCTCCAGACTAAAGCAGAACCAGAACCACTCGTGGGCATATCTTTAGCTATTTGCAGTTTTGGCATTTGCATCAATAAAAATCTTTTTTCTTTTTCTGGGGTCGGCCATTCAAGTGGAACATAGCTAAATTTGCGGGCAGACGATTCCCCTTTTGGTTGATAGTTTTTAGAATCAACCCCCCATCTTCCTAAAAGATACATTGGTGATGCAAAAAACAATGTGTTGTTGGCTATAAAACACACATACTGGTTTTCTTGAGCGGTACGTTGGAGCACTTGCCATACGCTTTCTCTGTTGTTTTTTGCTTTAACCTGAATTGCTTGTTGATCTCCCTTGACTCTCTCTCCTACAAATTCAAGTTTCATTTTTGCAGCGACATTTGCCGCATACTGAAAACCGTTTAACGCTTTGAAAGATCCAGGATTTTTATTGTTTTTAAGTTGCTGACATTTTGATTCAAACAATTCAAGAGAAATAACAGCAAAATCACCATCGCCTTGACGAACACTGATTGTTGACAGCAAAAAATCACGCGTGCCCCATTCATATACGGTGTCAAGCTCAAAATAATCATTTCTAAGCATTTTGAAACCTTTATCAACAACATCAACTTCTAAACGTGAAGCTCCATCCATTGTCCAGTTAACTGTCATTGATGTTATAGATTCGTTAAAATCTACTTTACCGTTTGGCGTTTTGATATGTAAATCACTTATGCGAAGCATTTTTATTTACTCTTACACACTGGGCATGGTTCGGTGGTGATTTTCCCTTTAATATACTTACGATTTCTACCTGACGAATCCATCATGCAACTCACTTTTGGCAGAGCGCATGGCTTTTGTTGGGGTTTGGAGCATTTTGCTATACATGCCGTTCTTTTTGCGCCTGGTTTATTATTTTTTTTGCATTTTTGAGGACAAGTAAGAACAGGATCTTTTCTAAATTTTGGAATATCAACAATTGTTATATCTGGGTTTCTGTTTTCAATAAAAGAAATGCTTACATTTGCGTTAGTGATCTGATTGTCAGCATTTCTCCTAATACTACTAATTGTAAGATCCGCAATAAAAAACCTATTCGTTCTTTCTACTATTGAAAAAGAAGTAACAGGTGCTTTAGATAAAAACAACGACTTAGTAAGCATATCGTCAAAATTAAAAAATTGAATACTTCGGGTTGTGTCCGTAGCCATTTTCCTTAACAGTTCTATTGAATCACTAACTGATTCAACCATGCCGTCAAAGGGAACCGCAAGCATAAACTCAAAACTAAGTTTCATTAATTTCTGTGATTTATACATAACTAGTGGCGTTCTGCCGGCTCTAGGAACTTCAACTATTTCATTAGAAAGTTGTTCGTATGATATTTCACCAGGAGAAAAAGGAAAATAAAAATCGTAAAACTCGTCAGTTTCAACATTTTTTAACAATCTCATATATGGATCTATGTTCATATTGTATGTGCTGGTAAAAGTAACACCATCTAGAAGTATTTTTGCTTGTTCGGCAGCCGCTGCACTCAACGGTACACTTATTGTCACAGCAGATCTTGCAGATACTTTATTATTTCTTTTATTGATAATAGTTTTATTGTCAGCCATTACTTAGCACCTTGATTTTGTCTTTTTATTTTTAGCCACTGCGCATCAACAATATCAGTAATGACCTTTTGTGCTGCTTTATCATCAACAGAAATAACACCACTAATTTGAATATTTGGTGCATATGCAACCTGTGTAGAAAGCGAACTTGGATCAACGGGAGCAACTCTTTTTCCACTTGGAAGAACATCATTCCCCTGTGCATCAGGATTAGGAGTATTCAAATATCCAGTGTTAAGGAAAGCAAGAATATCTTTACCTGATGATTTTCCTGTCAAAACATTATTTAAAAGGTCATCCATTGCAACCGAAGCACCCGCTCCACCTTCCGCAATAACTTTACCTATTTGAGTCAAAATTTGAGTATCCGAAACTCCCTTTACGCCCGAGTTCCTTATGGCTTCTCCAAATATTGAAGAATATGTAGAACCCTTGGATGTTATAAACGATTCCGACTCTCTCTTTGAATCAAAAACACCAATCTCAGACGCAACTTTCATTATTTTGTCAATCTGTCCAGGCATTACATCCGCAAGAAGCTTCATCGTGTCTTCCAGCATTACTGTTGCTTTTGAAGAACTTCCAGTTAAAGCGTAACCACGTTGAAATCCTGTTTTTAAGAACTGAATAATCGTGGATTTACTTGTGTCACCGCTTGCAATCTTGTCCTGCATTGCATCAAATTGATTCTGCATGTCAAGAGCTTGAAGAGGAGCATCAAACAATGCCATTTTTGCGTCAAGCATTTGGGCATTCATGTTAGCTAAACCAGGAGCCATTTTTTCCGTAAGATTTATTCCCGCTTTTTTGGCAACATCCATAACTCCGACAATGCCTTTTTTGAGACCATCTATCCCAACACCGGCCTTGTTTGCAATCTTTACCATTTCTTTTGCGTCGGCACCAAATACTATTTGAAATAATCCAGCATTTTTAGAATAATTAGATGCGCCTTTGCTTAGTGCATCAATTTCTTTTTTGCGCTTTTCAATTTCCTTGTTGTAAACATCAATGTTTCCTTTACCAGCAGCGGCGGCATCTGCGTAAACATTGTCAACAGCAGACTGAACACCTTCAAGGTCGCCAGCACTCATGGCATCATCTAGGCGTGTTGCATAACCAGCAATAAATTCTTTAGCTGCTGAACGTGCTTGCTTGTTGTATTTTCCAGCGTTCCAAACTCCTGCCGCAAAACCAATAGCACCACCGAGAGCCGCACCAAGGGCTGTTCCCAAAACAGGAACCGCACTTCCGATAGTTGCACCAATTGCCGCACCAGTGGCTGCACCAGCAAGTCCTCCTCCGGCTTTTGCAACATTGCTGTCACTATTTCCAAACATCCCGGCAGAAACAGATCCACCAAGTTTCCAAGCAGCGGTTCCACCAGCAAGTAGGGCTGCAGTTGGACCAGAAGCACCCATCATTTTTGCCATACCCGCCATCTGCATTGCACTGCCAGCAGAACCAGTAACAGCGTTTCCTTGTTTTCCACCAATATCAAGACCGCTTATTGCGGTTCCACCCATCATCAGCGCCATTGGGTTTCCTGCAATATTGCCAACCTTACTTGCCACATTGCCCATGCCGCCAGATGCTGCAAACTGTCTGCCTACGGCTTTTCGGGAATTTTTTAAAGATTGAGTTATGCTTGCTCCACCGTAGCGAGAACCCTGAAAAGCATTAGCGGCTCTTTGTCCATAATTTAATGAACCCGTTGCGCTGGCTCCAAGACCTGGAGTTGTAGTAGGTGGAAAAAACATGTTCCCAAAATTTGCACGTCGGTTCAATCCATTGCTAGGTGAAGCAATCTGTCCTATTCCTCCTCTAATTCTTTGAAATTCACCACCAACTCTTGATCTATAGTTACCAAATCGCTGACCCATACTCATTCGTCCAGCAGCACCAGCACCACCGATTGCTCGTGCCGCTGCTGCATTCGCAACAGTCCCCGCTGCGCCTCCAGTGACTCCTGTTCCATTTACATACACAGAACCAGCCGTGACATTCATCGTGCCCGTGGAAGAAGCAACACCAGGCATAGCACCTGTACCGCCAGTTAGTTTTGAAGCGCCAGCATTGAGTGCTCCACCAACTTTTCCTTTAACTTGTGCCCCGCCCATTTTGAGCGCCCTCATACCGATAAAAGCAGCGCCTAATGTTGCTATACCACCAAGAGCTCCAGGGAGTTTGTTTGTTAGGGAAAGCAGCGCTCCCATTGCTGTAAGAATTGCAGCAACTACTTTTGCAACAATAGTCATAACTGGAAGAGCTTTAACAAAGGCGTCTTTTATTTGTGTTCCAATATTAGAAAGTGCCAAATAAACTTCGGCAAATGCCATAGAAAATTTTGTTAAATTGTCTAAAAACGATTTGTCAGTAAAGAACATGGCAATCTGATCAACGGTTCCACCAAAGCTTTCACCCACGGCGCGTAAAGCAGGCAACAAAGCTTTCCAGATACCAGAAGCAGCATCCTGCAAAGGACGCAACCATTCTACTATTCTACTGGCTAAGTTACTAAAGGTTTTCCAACCATCACTCAATCTTCCAAGAGCATTCGTAGCGTCAGGAACACGTGTCTCAATTAGTCTTCCAATAGCATTGGTTATTTTTCCAAAACCATCGGCAAGTTTCTGAAGCGTTCCGCCATTTACTACGCCACCCATTTCGGCATTGATGCGCATGAACAAGACTCTTATGTCGCCCGTCATTTGTTGGAAAATTTGCTTGACCGGCCCGAGAAGAGGTTCACCCATTTCAACAAACATTCCCTTGATTTCACTCAAGGCACCCTTTGCTTGACCAACAAGCGTGTTGTTCATGTTTCCAAGTTGACCAGAGTACTTTTTGAAAGTATCTCCTAGTGTTCCGTTAACAGCAGCTTCAGCAAACTTGTCATAAGTGTTGATTCCCTGAGCGTTTGCTTCTTTAAGTATTTTCGTGAACTCTGGGCCAAGCGCTTTACCGGCTTGTTGAACTTTGGAACCAAACGTTCCGCGCTTCTGATACTCAGCCATAAACTTTGCTAGTTCTTCTGAGTTCTTGCCTATGTCCCCTCCCATACCGCTTGTAACATCCGCTAAGGCTCTAAAAGCTGCGGTTGTTTTACCAGTGACAGGTCCCTGCTTGGAGAGGGTTGAGAAGGCTGCGGTAAGCGACTTTGATCCAAGTACTGCTAATTGAGCATCATCCACAAACATCTTCATTGCGGAAGAAGCAGCCTCAACACTACTGGCTGTATTTGTTGCCCCATCAGCAAACATTGGAGCAAAAGAAGTTGACGCAAACTCTCTCTGAGCTGCTAAGAATGTGGCAAAAGCAGCCGTTGCCGCAACTATTGCATAAGCAACACCAGATAGGGCTAATTGATACCCCTTAGCGAATGCTGCGCCCGATTTAAATAGCAACGCCGATGAAGCAATTGCTAGTGCTGCAGCGGCCATTTCAATAGCCATTGGTTTAATGCCAAATTTTATAAGTTTGTGCAATCCGCCCAAAAGGGTCTTGGTTGCGTCATTGACACTAAAAAGTCTCTTCAGGAAACTATCCTGATTTTTGGTCGCATTCTTAGTTGCGCCAGAATGACTATTTAAGGCTTTGGTATTTTTATTTGCGCCTTTTGCAAGAGAGTCATGAGTGGATGTAACTTCATCCATCTTCTTGCGATGTTTATCCATCGTTTTGGTGCAGTCATCAACTTCACTGCACATTGCGTTAAGAGCTGCGCGTACTGCGGTGATACTGGCAATATCGGCATCAACGTCAATTTTAATTGTGACATTCTCAGCCATATGCACTCCGAAGTATTAAATATAATACGAGTTTTAACTACTTCTCCTTAGAAGCGCGCTCTCTATCATCTCCAATAACTTTAGCACACGCTACTCTTATCAACCACTCCGTATCATCACCATCAAGGATTCTGATGGGGTCAGTACCAAACAACTCACCTAACCGTGCAGCAGAAATTACCCGCACGTCTTCAGTTAAGAATTGGATGACCCCTTCGTAGGGTCCATAGTTTCCACCGAGTCCCCATATCCAGATGCTTCCATGATTGCCACCGCAGCAGCTTCAACATGGGGTTCAAGACCAAAGAAAGCACGAACACAGTCAGGAAGAGCGCGTGTCGTCTTGGTCATTTCAAGGATTTCTGGAGAAGCAAAGTTGACTTCATAACCGTTGCCATCAATAACCATTTCGCCGTTAAATGCAATACCTGTGGTTGTGTGGCCAATAACTGAGCAAGCAAACTTGAGGGTGTCCATCCCTGATTTGCTTTCTTCTCCTGCGTTTTTTCTCCAAGACTTCAACTGATGCTGAGTGACGTTGGGTGAAACGCGGACAGTAACGCCGGGTCGCTCTGGAACTTCAACAAAGATATCAGGACGCTTTACGCTTCCTTCAATAACTTTTTTGAGTTGTGCAAGGATTGTTGGCTCATTTGACGCACCAGGGGTGTCGTCTACTGGCATGATTGTGAAAGGTGTATCCATAAAAGTGACATTATCATGGCCGGTTTGTAACAACCGGAACTATCAAAATTTAATTATGCTGTTGCAACTGCGACTGACGAGATCATGAAAGTCAGACCAAAAGTGGCAGGAGTTCCGCTTGAAGCATCACCGTCTGGTTCCGTAAGACCGACCAAAAGAGCCTGACCGTAGTATCTGTCGTTTCCAACTAGTTCAATACCAGTGTTCAACACCTTGACTGTGATATCGTAATAAACTCTACCGACAAGTTGACGAAGAGCTTGCATGTTCGCAATAAAGGTAGTGTCAGCTACTGCATAGTTAGTAAGAGTCACATCCCCTACTTCTGCTGGAGCCGTAACAATGGATGGCCACTTTGCCCCACCGTGGTACACCTTCTCAACCTGTGCTTGAATTTCACCGCCAGATACTTGAGCAAAAAACTCAGCAAAAGTTGGAATCGTACCAAGCGTTGTGTCCGCCTGAGTAAGTGACGGGGAAATAGCAGCAACAATTTGGCGCTGTGGAGCAATCTTTGCAGCATTATTTCTAATGTTGTATGCGGTTCCGTTTTGGTTTGACATGATGGTTCTCCGTCTTAGGCGAGGTTAGTTGTCAGGTTTGACTTGATAATGCTTACAGTGATTTTGTCACCAACACTTGAGATACGAACTCCAACTTGGGCTTTAATAAGACCTGTTTGAAGTTGTGAAACTGGGTTAAGTGTATCGTTGACTGTAATGGTGTAACCATAGTCTGTACGGCGTCCACGAGCATCAAATCCTTCATAGAAACCACCAGAAAGTCTGATTGGTTCAAGAACTCCCTGAATCGCTGATTCAATGTTGCCGTAAAGTGTCTTTCTTCCATTGATAGAAGAAAAGATGAGTGCTTCAAGTTGAAGCTCACATCTGTCAACGATGTAGTTGATTGTGTCTCTATTTGTAATAAATCTGAACTGAGCAACATCTGTTGAGTGAGAACGAGCACCGTAAACTCTTACATCGCCGTTAATGATTCTGATTGCATTAACATAAGCAGCATCAAGAGCATCACCGGCTGTCCTGCCGACAACGGTTACAACTCCATTAACAAATCTTGGAATCGTAATTTCACCTGCGTAAGCTTCCCAAGTTCCAGTTGCGGTCACCGTTTTTGAACGAGCAGCCGCAACATATGATTCTGGAGAGATACTGATTGAGTTACCAAGATAAGGAATCGTGATCCACGGATAGTACATCGCGAGGTACTCATGATTGTCACCCACATAACCAGTTGACATCGTGGCAACAGAACTCGCATCGTCTGTTTCTTCAAACGAAAGAAGAGCAACTCTGTTATTTGCTACACAATGTGTCTTGATAGGGTTCCAGAAATCTGTTTCACGTGTTGTTGAAGATGCGGTATCAACCGCACCAGGAATGGCTACACAACCAGTGCCAAGATCTTCTGTGAAAAGAGCAAGAGCAGAAATAAAATCTGCTGTTGTGGCGGCACCGTCAGTTCCTGCGTTAGCAAGCGCAGCGGCTGTAGAAACAGTAACAAAAGCGGTATTTGCACGATTCGTGGTGGCTGCTGTTACATAGTTTTTAAGAACAGTACTGTTGTTCACTGCATCAACGAAATCTCCAGAGTTTTCATATCCACCGGTCCAGAGTTCTACGCCGCTATACTTAATGGAAAATGTGTAAACACCAGAAACAGCCGCACTTACAGTGATGGAAATGTTCTCGCCCCAGTCGCCGCGACCAGCCGCAGTGAGTGTTACTGCAACAGTAGATCCTGTGGAAATCAAACCCAAAGAAGCTCTGGCGTTTGAACCAGTGCTCTTAGTAGCTCTTGCTACATAACAAAGAGAGCCACCCTCTTCAAAAAATGTGTAAACACTTTGGTAAAGGTACTTACCAGACACAAAACCGCCAAAAGCGGTCGTGTAGTCGTCAATACTTGTACATGCGACAGCAAAAGTGTCTGAACCGCGTTCCGCTTCACCAACAACAAAAAATGTTGCCCCTGGCGCAGTGGTAGATGCCGAAGCACCCGTTCTGATTGCTGTGTTGATTGTTACTCCGGGCATCCGCCATCCTCCGTAAATTATGTTTGGACGATTAAATTGGCCTCGTCAGTCCTTACTGCGAGTATACATTTATTCAACCGATTCTTCAGGAACTTCTGTAGTATCAGAACTTACTTCTTCAACAATTTCCTCTTTTGTTTCTTCAACAGGTGTGGTTTGTTCTTGAATCGGCTCTTCTGTAACTTCAGTAGGTTTTTTTGAAGATGTTTTTTTTGTTGATTTTGTGTCTGTTTCTTGCTCAATAACAACATCAACAACGACTAAATGGCCTTTTCGCACATTGGCTAAGGCTACTGGATTCCACTCAACAGAAACACTTTTGCCGTTATCTAGGCGATCTCCTGCTTCGTTGTATGAGGTTGAACTGATTGAACCATTAAGAAGGGTGACTAGTTTTCCTTCATATTCTTGATATGTATTCATAAGTTTTCCCAATCAACCTTCGCTTGGATCCATGTCTAGCATCTCAATTTCATAAGTGTCTACCATTGCAATTTGCTGGCGATAAACAATTTCATTGATTACTAAATCATACCCTATATAAGCACCTGCAAGAACCCGGTCGCCTTTTAACATAGTTAAATCAGAAAATTCCTCAGTAATACTAGACGAATCAATATAGGCTTCGTAATCTCCATTTGCGTCGTTTAACGTTTGCAACGAAGGAACATCAAGAAGCGCAGAACGAACCACCGTCGTAAGCCTGTCTCTCATTAACGTTACTTCTTCAGAACTATCACTTCTAGTCCAAACATAAGTACGCATAGAATATGTGACACGGTAAACAGCATCGCCTGTATATGTAAAACCAGACTGGTCAAACCTATTGGCTGAAATTGATACCGTAATCAAAGTTGGCCAATGATCAAGGGCTATAGGTTCGTGGGAAAGATAGAGAAGCGGATCGGGGAGGGTTTCGTCATCCAAATCCCAACCATTTCTGTACCTAAGCATTCTTCCAGGAATGTCAGCTTTGAGATAATCGCTCACATATTGCTTAGCGAACTGTGGTCCCTGCATTAAGTAATCAGTCATTATGAAATATCATTTCCCACGACATGTTCACGTGTTTTCATTCCTAGCATTTTTGCAAAAAACGGTGGTTCAAAAACTACTTGACGCTTAGCCATTTTTGATGTTCCATATTGGTGGAATTTTGCGTACTCAACCGAGGTTCCAAATTCAGCTCTGGTAAAACCAATATGGTTCTCTGGGCCATTGAGGTCAGAAAGGCTCTTGAAAAGTGCCCCTGACTGCTGAAGTATTGGCTTTCCTGGATAACGAACGCCCTTCCAAGCGGCGTAGCGAGCATCTAGAGGATCCCATCCACCGACCATGAGTCCTGAAGTAGTGAAGTTTAAGGCGTTTGCTCTTTTTAGATAACCTTTTGCCCAACCAAATACTGGACGAAAGTCTTGAGATCTGCGAATCATTTGATCCATACGCCTAATAGCGTTATCCGCATTGCAAGAAATATTCATGCTAAGACTCATTTATGCGACCCTAGTTCTTCGCCATCTTTTAACAGCGGCAAGTTCTTTTTCCAAGAATCCTGTTTCCTGAAGTGCAACTTCACGAGGGTTCAAATCCTTAATACCAACCACGTCGTCATGCATATTCTGCATTTCCCTAGAAGCTGCTCTTAATATCATTAACTGGAAAACCTTTATTCCATCTCCGGCTAAACCTGCTCTGTAGGAGATGGTGATGATGTCGTTGGCAAAACCACGATAACAGTCAATTCCAAATCTTCTCACGGTGTAATCATTACCTAATGCAACAACCGTTCCAGTTTGAGCAAAAGTTCCCGCAGTAAGACCACTCTGTGTCACCGTGAAAGTGTTGGTAGCAACAGAAGAAATAACATTAGATGAAAGATTTAGAGCAGAAGTACTCAAACCGCTCACTTTAATTTTTTGACCGACAGTAAAACCGTGGTTAGAAGCCGTATATGTGACAGTTGTTCCAGCAACAGTTACCGAAGTAATATTTGCATTTCTTATTACTGCTTCACCAAGAAGACGACCAGTTTCATTCAGATTAGAAACAGTTACTTTTTGTACTGAAACAATTGGAGAATTGCGAATATAGATGGTCTGGGGAGGTTGAGCGTATGTGACCATGCCAATAGAGTCATCCGACACGGAGGTTTCGTTTGTAAAAAATGACGACATTGGTACGCCGACAAAGTTTGATTCAAGAACATAAGTCTCTTCAAAATCCGTTAGTTCTATGGGGCGACGCAGGTAGGACTCAAGTTCGCTTTGCAGACCTTCAAGGACGTATTCAGCGGCGGTTTCCTGCCTGTTACTGAACCGAATATCCATATATGTTGCTAATTGTGAAACGCTTACAAGCATGATGAATTACCTTAATAAGGGGAGAAATAAACCGAGAAGGTTTATCTTCTTACTGCTCTACCAGCAGCCCTTGCTCCTGCAGCGGCACCACGGCCTGGTCTTCCTCGTCTTCCGCCAATTTCGCCTGCTCGTCTTGCGGCAACTAGGCCTGGGGCAGTACCTGGGGTACGGTTATAGGCTTCTGCGTTTCCGGGAACACGCCGTCCATTGATATAGAGAGGGCGCTCAATTATTCTTTGTTCTCTTCCGCCGCCTGGACGTGTGAACAGCTCAATATCGCGTGTCATTGTGGAGTTGGGCATAAAATCCTCCGATCGGACTTGCCTCAACGATACCATAAAATGACTGTAAAGTATTTATCTATCTAAATTAGGTGGTCGTTCAAATTTAGGTACATTTTTTTCATCAATCTTGGGTGCCTCAATAGGAATCCAGGCTCGTGAATACTTATGCTCAGGAACCTTGCGATGCTTAATTAAATTGGGCGCAAGCATTAAGTCAAGTTCATCGTCGGTGAGACCCAAAAGTGTCAATAGTTCTTCTGTGTCGTATTTTCCAGTTACACAAATATCAATAATTATGTCTGACATTTTTTTAGCAAGAATTGAACCCCTTGCTCTGTTGAGTCTTATATGCATAATCATTGAATCAATATCATCAATGTCTTTAAAATAAACAGGAACTTGATCTCCGTGAACCTTGATGAACTTATCTTCTTGAGCTATCGCCCATCTGTGAAAACCATCAATAATTGTAGAAGTTTTCTCCTGAACGACAATTGGTTGCGCCCACCCATAATCCATCATTGATTCACGCAATAGATTAAAATCTGGTTTTAACAAATAAGTTGTTCGCCAATCAGCTGGCTTTAAAGCAGAGCTAGGCATAAATACAATTTTCATAAATTTTCTTCCATTTGTTCATTAGCAATCATTCTCATCGTGTGCGCTCTTGTTCCTGGACCGACAGGCGAAGGAGAGTTTGCCTGAAAATCATTAAGCAACAAAATGCGAAGCAAATGATCTGTTGGAAACCCAAAAGGATCATTAGTTTGCTTTTTCCTAAATTCTCCAGCAAATTTATACGCTGCATTTTTGATTCCAGGAGTGAGCATATTTTGCTCAATACAATCACGAACCCCGTCATAACCATTTTTGGCGTAAGAGGCGATAAGTTTCTCAATGTTGAACTCAGGCCACCACCGACGCTGTGCATCTATTTGTGGAAAACAATCAAAAAGCTTGTCATAAAATTCAGGTTCAGTTGAAACAACATCACCAATTCTCCGTATCGCTACAGAATGCAAAGGTATTCCAATTCTCGTATTGCTTCCAGTAAGTGAAGCAAGGTCGTAATACTCGCAGTACTCAGCACCGTGTTCTTCTGTGATGAATTTCAAGACGTCATCAGTTGTCCAGTCGTAAATTACTTTTGCAAGCCTTAGAGGTATTGACTTCTTAACCTTGAAAGGCGCAACGATGTAGTTTTCGTGGAGTTTCTGAACACACGATCTGTATCTAATCATTGACTCATTTGCACGGACACCGTTAAGAAACGCAGTTCTTCCCATTTTTCCCTGCATTGTGTAATAGTCGTGACCTTCTGGCGCTGGAAAATACGGATCAATGCCAAAGTGTTTAGCGGTGATTGCACCTTTAGGGATGTCCCTAACCAAAAGACCTTTATCTGCCCGAGCTTGCGACCACAGTAAGCAGTATTCACGGCGACCCAAAATCCAAATTTCTTGACCAGCCGGAAGGCAGTACCATTCCATGTCAATCCAGTCATAATCTCGTACTTTTTCTACGAACTCAACAACCTTAGGGCTTACCATTTCTTCATCTCGGAAAATCACTTTGACTGGCCCGAGTCCTCTTTCTTCATGAACTTCTTTAGCCAAATAAAGCACTGCTGTGCTATCTTTTCCTCCAGAAAACTGAACGCAAACAGTATCAAAAGTATCATATATGTGCCTTATTCGTTGACGGGCCGCATCAACGCAACTCATATCTAGAAACATTCTCTGTCTTGGCATCTGCCTAGTACTTTGCTATCTGGGAGAGGCGTTGAACTTCTGCATCTTTTGCACTTACTAGCGATTCAAGTTTGTTGATTTTGTCTATGAAACCAACATACTCGTCGGTTAAATCAATAACAGAAGAGAATAGTTCTTTTAAATCTTTATTGCTTGTTGAATCAACAAACTGCTCAATGTTTAAAAGTTTTTGATTGAGTTCTTCTAGAAGTTTTTCTTGCATTGTTAGTCTTTCCATTTTGAGTTCCCCACTAAAACTCCAAGAAAAAACATTGAAAAAAACAAAATAATATCTACAAATATGTACATATTAATCCGAACTTTGCAATGCGGACTTTTTAGCATAGCGCTGCAAAAAATTTGTTCCCGTGGGTGTGATTGTCCAACACATGGAATTTTTCTTTTTAACATACCCTTTGGAGTGAAGATCGGTCAATCTTTCGTTCACTCGCGAAGGTTTAGAAAATCGGTGTGGGAACATCTCAAGTATTTGGGAAGCGCTTGCACCAGTGGTATTTTTCATTTTTAGATATCTCAAAATAAGAGTTCCAATCGGTGTATTTGTAGAGTTTACTGATTCTGCCATTTTTATCCCAAAATACTGTGTTCGTCAATATCGTCAAATGTCCAATACCCGTCAAGTGTTGCCCATAGTGCGGTATCAATAGCAGTTTCTTCAAGGTCGTATTCGTACATAAGGTCTTTGTGTGACTTGATTGCACGACGTAAAAACTCAACAGTTTTCATTCGTTCTTCAACCTGATCGGTGGACATAGCAATCATCCGTGTTATCTCGTCAAGACGGTGAGCAACATGGAACCGAAATCGGTCAATCTTCTTTCGGCGCTCTGCTGAATCAGAAACAACCTCAGCTATAAGGGTTATGCCTTCACTGCCGAGCGCCTGATATGTAGCCACATCCTGCTGTTCGCCTTTTATGATTTCTTCAACTTGATTGTCTAAATTTTTTAATAAAATACTTACAGCACGTTGCCATCTTCCCCAGTTTTCTGGAAGTTTAAGATACTCGCGCTGTTGATCCGATACTTTATTTTTGATTTCTTCGGCTACTAGCCTTGCGAAGGAATCGTCATTCATTATTTATTCCATTCTGGACATATTTTTTTATAGCTACACCAATCACATAATCTGTGCTTGATTGGTTCAAATTCACCAGAGACACACCGTAAGTCAATTTCTTTACGAATGTGCACTACCGTGCTTCTTACATTTTCTCTATCTTCATCTGTAACTGTTTTTGAGAGAAGAACTGCGTCTTTAATGAACAGTAGTTCAATTTCTTTTACGGTTTGGTTTAGTTGTTTTTCCAACACGTAAGCGTAGAGAAGGAGTTGAAAGTACTTATCGTCACGATATCTAGGAGATGGTGTTTTTCCAGTTTTGTAATCACCAACGATAATTCCGTCATCAGTATTTCTCCATCGGTCAATGAAGCCTTTGATAGCAACACCATCAATAGTGTCGTTAAGTTCGGTTTCAATTCCATCAAAATGAAGTGCTGTTGGATCTTCCATTGCAAACAGATTCTCAACACACCACCACGAACTCCATCTAAAGAGCCGTACGGCCTCGTCTCCCTTTACATAGGGGGCAATCTTTTCGGCATATTCCATCTCCCACCATTCTTTAGCAACCAACTTTGCCCTATCTAGGGTTCGTTCATCTTTGGGCAAAGAGTATAAATCTTCTAAAATGCTATGAACAAAGTTGCCACGAAGAGTTGCTTCTGTTGGCGGATCTTGAAGACCATCAATTCTAGAAAACTTATACTTCAGCGGACATTGTTGAAATGTTGAAATTGAAGATGGAGAAAGATACGGAGGTGGTTTAAGAATAAACTCACTCATCAGTAGATGGTGCTCCACTAAAAGAGATACGCAGGCATTCGCCAATTAGTTCTTCTAAATCTTTTACTGTTGCGGTTTGTTTTGTTGGCTTCGGACGAGAACCAGCGTATGTTTTCCAGAAACTTCCAAGTTGTGTTTTTCCTGCTGTGTCAAGACCTTTTGATACTTGAACAAAGTTGTCCCATAGTTCCACAATGGCTGAATCAATTACTGGTTCTGGTGGCTCTTCGGCGCTCAGCGCTTCTTCACTGCGAGCAAGATAAAGACCAACACCAAGCGTTTGTGCGGCCTTCTTGAGTGCATCAGAAACAGCACCCTTCATTTCGTCACCAAGGTCAACAATGTCGCCGGCTTTTGTGCGCTTAATCTTTTGACCACCGAATCCATCGCGGATAATGCACGAATCTGGACGAGTTGCATCTGTGTGCCACATAAGGCGAACATGGGCAACGATGTAATCGGGATCAATTGCGTCACGAGAGCATGACAAAATGTTGAATGACCATGAGTCAAGTCCAAGAACTTTGTTAAGACGAGTAATCACTTCGCTTACTGGAATGTAAGTAAGTCTTGCTCCGCCTTTGCTAAGGGTTTTTTCTACTTCGGGAGCGAATGGCTCGTAGAGGTTTTGATATGTATTTGCTAACATTTATTTTGCCTTTCTAACAATAATGCTTGTTTTGTAGTCGCCTACTTCACAGTAATTATCTGCGTTTAT